GGGTCCCAATAACGAAAAAGAATTTACGGGAGACATTGTTGATGGAGATGGAAATATTGTAAGCCTTGGAGTAACCTTTAATATTAATAGTGGACATGAAAACATATTTATGTGGCCTCCTCCAAACGCCGAAAGTGGTGCAAGTAGAGAGCAACATCCTCGCCCTGAATGGAATGGCGGTAGCGGTGGTACAGCAAGCCGTAAAAAATCTAGAAAATTAAAGAGAAAGAATCGTAAAAGTCGCAAGAATAGGCGTTAAGACATCTTCTGGTCAACGTGGGGCTTGTAGATGATGTCTGCGTATGTAAGTGACGGGAGAAGAACGCGCACATCCGTCTCCTTCTTGAATGTAAGTGACTGAAGATTCCACAACTTAATAATATTAAATCCCTTCTTTGGTGAAATAGTTACGCCAACGATGAGATTCTCGGGGTCCAGCGATACAAGTGACATGACAGACGCTGCCATATACCGCTCAAAGCACTCTAGACCCTGATCCTGATGGACCTTAATACTGTAAGAGCCTCCGCGCTTATTCATCTTGTTTTCCCACATGGGAGGGTAAGGATCTAGCATCCAGAAGTACATGCCTTCCAAGAACTTCTTGCTGCCGATTTCCTTCATCATTCCAAACATTTCTTCAAAACTGGCTGGAGTGCCAATCTTCTTATACGATTCCTCCGACCAGTCTTCATTATCTGGGTCGTGGTGATAGAGAGTCCATTTCTGATTATAGTTCATTTCTGCTGGCTACTTAGTTTCTAGCAGAAATATGCTTTCAAATTTTAGTGTTATGCTAGATAATCAGAATTTTAATTCCTATTCTTTCTTGTCTTATGCTTCCGAGTGCGACGGCGTCGCATTTGGGCAATACGTGCTAACAAAACTTTATAACGTGCTAAGGCTGTTTTCGCATCAGCCTCATATTCTGCTCTGCTAGCATAAGGTATTCTAAGATCTCCAATCTCTGGAAGTTTAGGTGTTAGTCTTGCTAACAAAACTGCTTCTTGGCCTTCTATATGTAGATTATGAAGACCCGGTCTCAGACCACCCATCCGACGTGCTCCAGTCGCAAATGTTCCTACTAAATTGGCAGGTCCTTCTTCAGGAAGATTGAGTAAACGGCTCCTTCCCGCATGACCTTGCTTGAGACCACGCTTCCATTCTCTTAATTGTTGAAGTCTATTAGCATTTTCAAAGAGTTCATCTACATCTGTCCAGTTTGACACCCTGGTAAGCCTACTTATTTCATTTTCAAGTATATTTCTTATTGCATCTGGTGTTCCACTTGTACACCAATGCAAAACATTCGGTGGGTCTTCACTTATCGCATTATAAGGATTATGCTCTGCTAACAGCGCTAAGCGTACATTATCAGGAATATAGTTCCGCGGATACTCTAACTTAAAAAGAATTTTATTAATAATTTCATGATCAGAAACTATATTTTCTGTAACAAAAAGATGATCCTTTCCATTTACATGTTGTAATCTGAATCTTTGTTCAATTTCTCGATACGGATTTAATAAAACCATTGTTCGCGATGTTACATAATTATGTGTTGATTGACCTAAAAAATTAATACCACGACGTGATTCACCTAAAATGATAAACGCTTTCAACTCCTGTATTGAACGCGTGCCTGTCAGTGTAAAAACTTTTCTCAGTTGTTCCCTCATTACATCAAGACGTTTAGTAATTGCTTCATTAACTTCCATCCTACTTATGGTGAAGTTTAGCGATTTCCAGGTTGCTTATGCGGAGCCAACGCCAACTTAATCTCACCCAGACCCGCTACCGCATACTCTACGATGACAGGGTAGTCGTTCTTAAGATAGAGCGTGATATCCGAGCAGAGGGACGTACACTTGCAGAACATATTCAAATGCTTGAGGGAAAAGTGACCCTGTACAATATCTAACTGATTCTGCTTGACCGTCATTGTGTTTCCAACATGGAAAACTGTCTCCTGCTCGGCAAAGTCGCCGCGGCACTTGAAGACCAACTCATTCGCAGCGGAACGCACTTCCACCGTCTCGGCCAAGGAAAACATATCACGGATGACCTTCTGGAAGTCCGTTGAGGGCATTGTAATTGTCGTCTGGAAAGCAACGGGGGGAATCTCAATCGGGTGAATATCCAACTCAATCAAGTTGAGGTGATACTTCGTTGTCTTCTGATTCTCACCATTGAGTGTTGTGATGCTGAGACGTGTGGTGTCCTCCTTCTCCATGCTCAGAATCAGTGACTCATTGTTACTGACCGTCTTAATTAACTTGAAAAAATTAATCATGTTGAGACCGAGGATAAGACGCTGAGGACAGTAGAATTCCTCAAACCATTCTGAATGAAGACGCAAGTGAACTAAGACTGTCTGTGTGCCATCCATCGCAATGATCTTTAAACCATTGGGATCAATCTCCAAATTAGCCTCTGTAAGAATTTCCTTCAGAGCCTCAATTAAAATACGGAAAGGACTTGCCTTAACAGTCCGGATGCGGAATGCGTGTTTTTCAGTTTCATTTACCATGCGTTTAATTTGTTTTTGCCGACTTGCGTTTAAATACGATTCCTCGTACCCTTCTTACCTTTGAGGGTTTGGAGCAACTTATAACCCAGATAAATGGAAAGAGGGGCTGCTAGAGCCTCAACATTCTTCAAGAAGGGACCCATCACTGTGGGGGAAAATCCACCACGCATCTTGCGGGTACGGTAGTTCTTTTGCTTCTGCTGCTTTTGCTGCTTCTTCTTATAGCCTCCCCTCTGGCTCATGAGAGCCGGGCGGATCATTGAGGTGGTCGCATTCGTTGAGACTTGAGTCCCTGGGAGAGAAGGCAGACCGGATGTGGTAGGCGCAAAATAACTTTGAGGCAGGGATGTGGCTGCTCCACCGCGCTGCTTACGAGTCTTCTGATTCTTAGGCATTTCTATCTATAACAAATATTATTAAAAATTTGTCTAAATTTTTATGATTTGGTTGTCATCTTCATGATTACGCAGTAATCAAATGAAAGTGTCTGCCACTACTTAAAAATTTGAAACCCTAAGGAACGGTTATAAACGTAAGACAGAATGAATCCGGAAAATTATACTAAGAAGGAACTTGAGGAGCACATTTTGGAGCTCCCCGATACGTATATTGGGTCAATTGATACGGCGACACAGAGTCGTTGGATCTTTGACCCCGCAATCAAACGCATGGTATGGAAGAAGACTCAGTTCTGTCCGGGATTCTTTAAGATTTTCGATGAAATTCTCGTAAATGCGACTGACCACTATGTTCGGCAGCAGGAACGAATCCGCAAGAAGGAGGCAGGTGTTAATCCAGTAACGCAGATTCGGATTGATATTTCGCCCACACAGATTTCTGTGTCAAATGACGGTGATGCCATTTCAACGGAAATTCATCCCGAGTATAAGATTCCTTTGCCGGAACTCATCTTTGGTCAGTGCCTGACGAGCGGAAATTACAACAAGGAGGAGGAGAAGATTGTTGGTGGCAAGAATGGCTATGGTGCAAAGTTGACTAACATCTTCAGTAAGGAGTTCTCAGTTAAGATTGTCAGTATTAAGACACAGACGCTGACGACTTATACTTGGAAAGATAACAAGAAGGTCAAGTTGGACCCGGTAACAAAGAAGATGAAGGCGACAGAGCCGAAGACTATGATTACCTACAAGCCAGATTTGTCGCGCTTTCACTGGTCTGATAATGGCGATGAAATCGTGGAGATTCCAGCAGATATGCTTAATGTCTTAAAGACGCGATGCTACGAGGCCGCTGTCTGTGTGCCCGGTTGTGCGATTTATCTGAATGGCACTCCACTTCCCATACCGTCAATGGCTGCCTATATGGAACTCTTTGCGCCTCTAGACGCTTCGGGGCTGCCGGATGATATTAAGAAGTTGACGCCCAAGAAGCGGCGTGATGCTCTTATCGCATACGAAGATGCCGGTGAACGCTGGGAGATTGGCGCAATTCTGACTAGCCGTCTCTATAAGGATGAGCCCCCCGATGACCGTCATCTTTCATTTGTAAACGGTATTCTGACACGGCGGGGTGGAAAGCATGTTGATTATGTTGCAACTCATGTTCTCAAAGAGTTCTGTGAACTGGCCAAGAAGAAGAAGGTGGAAGTAACGCCTCCGCTTCTCAAGGATTCTCTAACATGGTTCATTCGCTCTGTCATTGTCAATCCCAGTTTTGACACCCAGACAAAGGAATCACTTACAACGCTTGCCACCAAGTTCGGTTCTAAGCCTAAGATTTCCGATAAGTTTATAGAATCCCTCGTAAAGATTGGTCTCCTAGATGAAGCCCAGCACATTCTAGCAGCGCGGCTCATGAAGGATGCGAAGAAGACGGATGGAAAGAAGCGGGCTTCTGTGCGTGGTATCGTAAAGTTGGAGGATGCTCTATGGGCAGGAACGGCAAAGTCCAATGAGTGTACGCTCATTCTTACGGAGGGTGATTCAGCCGCATCTACCGCAATCTCTGGTCTGAAGGTTGTGGGTCGGGAACGCTACGGAGTCTTTCCTCTGCGTGGTAAACTCTTGAATGTGAAGGACATGGCTCTAGCAAAGAAAAATGCGAATGCGGAACTCAACCAAATCAAGCAGATTCTGGGTTTGTCATACGGTCAGAAGTATACTAAACTGGAGCAACTTCGCTACGGTCGTGTTATGATTATGACTGACCAGGATGTAGATGGGTCACACATTAAGGGTCTTCTCATCAATCTCTTTCACACAGAGTGGCCCGAACTTCTAAAGATGGGATTTCTCTGCTCGTTACTGACTCCTCTTCTTAAGGTTTTCAAGAGTGGAAAGGAGCCTTTATCCTTCTACAGCCAGCAGGAGTATGATAAGTGGTCGGCGGCGAATGATGGAGGTCGTGGTTGGAAGAGCAAGTATTATAAGGGATTGGGAACTTCTACTGCTGCGGAAGCCCGTGAATACTTTGAGAATATGACAACGGCGGATTTTGAGTGGGATGTAGGCGCGGATGGCTCGATTGACATG